ACTACAACCACTCAAATACTTTCCGTCTACAACTATTGATTTAAGTCTATAAGGCGCTCTCGTTATATAGCCTTTTCTTTCCCATAACCGAACAGTAACTACTGGTCGTCCTAGTGCAAGACATAAAGATCCTACACTAAACAACTCAACAGTTTTTCCTCCAGGCAAAGCTTTTACTTTACCCTGAGATTCCCACCCCTCTTTTACTTCCCTCTTTTTTGGTTCAGGAAACGCTACAGATTTACGTTTACGTTTAGATCCAGGATAGTACTGGTCTATGTCTTTAAACATTGAATCAATAGCATCAGACATGATTAGCCCTTAGAAGGAATAAAAGCCCAAGTGATCTTTTTTGGAAACATCGCATCTACTTCTGCCTCAGTTAACTTACCTTCGTAAAGACAAGACATAATCTCATCCTCGTCAACTGTGGGAACAGAGCGGATGCAACGATCTGCAAGACCGCGCTTTGTTAAAGTTAAAATTGCAGTGTCCATATCTAAAGACTGAGACACTCTACGTTGACGTTGCATAGAAACATAGCCGTCAACTTCTTCTGGAAGAGTTACCCAAACATGACCTTTATCGTCAACTTCGCCGTGCTCTTCTACATAGTCGTTTAATTCAGCTTTAATCTCATTTTGCTTTTTAGTAAACTCGTCTACTCTTTTTTTATAAGAAATAAACTCTCGAAACTTTGCAACCAAAGGATTTACATTGACCTCAGGCTTGCGTGTTGGTTCAGCAATTTTTGCCATTTACTTACCCTCCTTGATAGGTGTTTGTACCCTACATTACATTTTTTCTTCTTGCAAGTAGGCTTTTAATGCCTGGATTATGACATCGGTCACAGTCCTGTTTTCTGAGGCTGCCTTGGCCTTTACCGCAGACCAAAGGTCCTCAGTAACTCTTATGGTACGGGTAGGCGTCTTTGGTGAATTTGGCACGGTCTTCTCCTAAACTATAGCGGACTGTAAAAATGCCCTCAAACTTCCAGCGTTAAGGTTTACCCCACCACGGTCGTTTATGCCCTCACCATCCACAACAGCATTAGCTACAGCGCTCTTTTGCTCTAGAAGGGCGTGTTGCCGTTCTTCGATAGAACCTTGCATCAGGATGTCCTGAATAACTATGCTCTTCCAGGTGCTTGAGGCACGCATTATTCTACCGTTTCTTTGTACTGCTAACCCCGCATTCCAGGGTAAATCATAATTTATTAAAAGATTGGCTTGGGGTAGGTCTACACCGTATCCTCCGGCGTCAGAGCTAACTAGTACTCTAACATCAGGATCTGTTTGAAAACTAATCTTTGACTCTTCTTTTTCTTTAGCGTTCATTTGCCCTGTGTATGGGGTACTGCCCCACTCCGTTAAAGAGTCCCTAATTATGTCTACCATTTTTACATAGCTGGTAAATATAACAACTTTATTACCAGGATAGGCAGACAAAAAGTCATCAACATACTCTTTTAACACAGCAAGCTTTGGTGCTTTTTTAATTGAATCTAATAGCCCTGAATCTTTTAATTCTGCTGCGTATTTAGATCCTTCGCCACGCATAGGATTGTACATATCAGCAGAGTGTCGAACTAAATCTGGGTGGTCGCACAACATTCGTAATGAAGTTAACTTTGACATTATCCTACCCCTTAGTTCGTCCATAGGCCCGCCTTGATCGCTTTGATGGCCATAGTGGGCAAAGATGTCAAAGGATCCGCCAAAAGAGTTTAAAGCGTCATCTAGGTCTGTTAATAGCTCAGTAACTATGGCGTTGTAAAGGTTCCTAGTAGCTGCGTCAAAGAGTACAAATATTGGCTCAGCCATAAGTGACTCAGGTAAAAATGGGGCTACATCAGGGTCAGATTGACGTTTTCGTACACATGCCTTGCTTAAAGTCTTATGTAGTACTGGCAAATTACGGTAACGATCTACTCCCCCAAATTGATTACGAACTATAAAAGTTGAATCAAAAAGATCAAATCTTCCCAAAACTTTAGGGTCTACAAACTGCATTATTGAGTAAAGCTCTTCAGGTTTACCGTTTTCTATTGGAGTACCGGTTAAAGCAAATTTATAGGGGCTTTCTAATTTTTTTACGTATTTAGATCTTTTGGATCTGAAACTTTTAATTGCGGTAGCTTCGTCAATGACAATGAATCCTGTTGGGAGTTTCTCAATGTACTCCCAGTCGTTAACAACTTGCTCATAGTTAACAATGACATAATTGACGAGCGAATGCCCCCAGTCGATGGCTTCAGCATACTGCGCTGCTCGTTGCTTCGGTGTTCCATCCACGACCAGAGTTGTAGAAGATCCATCAGTAAATTTCTCAATCTGTGAGGCCCATTGATATTTAAGGGAAGAGAGACAAATTATAAGGCCTGGCTCGGTAATCTTACCCTCATCCATCAAGTTTTCTAATGCCGCTATAGTCAAAACGGTCTTACCCAACCCAAGGTCGTAGGCAACAAGCATCTTTTTTCTAACCATCATTCGCTCTACAGCCACAGGTTGATAAGGCAAAAGAGTACCCTTAAAGGTCATGCGTCACGTCTCCAATGAACAAAAGACTTAATATACACAATTGCGTAGGCTATTGCTGAAAAGATAAAACCGTACTGTTCGGTGATTAAAGCGTAGGCAATCCAAAGTATCTCGTTAAAACACAGGACTATCCAACCCCAAATAGTTTTACGGCCTACAAAATAAATCCCAGTAACGCCGATAGCAGCTAAAACCCAAGACCACATCATATAGCCGCCTCCCCAAGTACGCAGTGTCGAGCATTGTCAATCCCCCAGTGTATCTGATCTAAGGACATATCACCAATGTCCTTTACTTGAAAGTCACCATAGTTAAAAAACCAGCACTCTAACCCGCCCTTTCTAAAAGCAGAGAGTAATTGACTACTGGCTTTTTTACCTGGCCCATCGTTATCCATCGCTATCACCAAGGTTTTTGCCCTACGCATAATGTCTATTTGATCATCGCTTACTATGGCCCCATAAGTAGCCACACCGCCTTGTATGCCCACAGAGCTTAACTTCACCGCATCCAGGGGAGACTCTACGACAATCATTTGATCGCCATCCCAACAGTCTAGACCAAATAAAGTCTTTGACTTTGGGACACCTGGAGGACGGTTAAAGAATCTTCTTGAAAGCTGACCCTTTTCTTGCCAGCCAAGCAGTTTGTTGTGGTCAAGCGTCCTTATAGGTAGGATCCAAGAAGAATCGTTTGCTTGCCAGCGGACCCCATACTTATTGCAAGCATCAATGCTTATACCCCGCTCATTAGCTGCCCATATCGGCACGTCTCCAAAGACAGCTAGTCGAGCTTCGCTCATTGGTACGAGCTTAGGCAAATGGATGTAGGTTTTCCTAGCCTCATCTAACTGCCGGGATATAAAATCAATATCTAACTCTACGTCTGTTCTAAGCCATGACTTAGCTTTATCGAGATCCCCGTACTCAAGAAGATCTGATATTAGAGTTAGTAAGTTACCTTTGTAACCACAGGAAAAACAATTGTGTGCACCAGTTACTGCGTTTATAGACCATGACGGATTGTTATCTTTCTTTCCAGTCCGATACTCATGCATAGGGCACATAGCACCAAGCTCACGGTTTCTAGGGATTGAAACTATGCTCAGGCGTAATAATGTGCGCTCTACTTCTCCGTCACGAAACATTAGGGCTTATCCACTAAAGTAGGGGCTAAGGCGTACGTCCCACACAAAGCGCACTCCATCTGAATAAGGTAAGAAGAAATTTCGTAATCCTCAAAAGAAACCTTTACGTTCCATAAGTTTGATTCACAGTGTGGACAATCATGATGGATTTCTTCTGCATGATCCATAGTGCCCGTGTAATCAGGTTTTAACTCACGAATTGATTTAGGAGACGCGTGCACGTCGTCTTCTATTAATGCGGACTCTACTTCTATCTCGTGGCGTTGTGGCGCCCCATATCCCATCAAGATCCGGTTGAGATACCGCGTAATCGGCGCAAGGAACGACAAGAGGGCACTTGTTACAGATATCTTTAGCCAGTCTAATCTGAGTGTGGCTATTGTAGTCCTGCGGAAAAAAAAGTTCCGGATCTTCCTTAGCACATAGTTGACGGCCATCATACGGATACTCCTGAGCCATATTCTTCGAACCTTCCTTCTTCCCAGTCCCAAAGTAGCTCCACTTCTGCAGGGCCACAGTTACGGCTTGCAACGATCCGCAACAATCTTGAACTATCATCGTTTTCATCTTGTCTCTGTAAAGCAAAGATCACATCCGAATCTTGGTAAAAAGATGAGGAGTAACCAATAGCATCTGCGGTAACTTGACCTCTACGCATTTTATGGGTCAATACCTGAGTAGTCATAACAATAGGTTTTTTATGCTTCTGAGCTAGTCGTTTCATAGACCTTGTTATATTAGTCAAAGCCATAGGGGTGTTTGCCTCTCCGGTAACC